ACTCTATTACCACTGCTATGGTTAAGGATGATGCTGTAACTGCTGCTAAATTAGCCAACTCTATTAATACTGAGATTACTGCTAATACAGCCAAAGTAACAAACGCTACACATACCGGCGATGTGACAGGCGCTACAGCCCTTACCATTGCCACAGATGCGGTAGACATTGCAATGTTATCTGCAACTGGAACAGCCTCTTCAAGTACATTTCTAAGGGGAGACAATGCTTGGGTTGCTGCTGGTGGAGATAATAGTGCCGCTTTCTTTGCTTTTGCAACGGTAAATCAAACTCTAGGAGATGATGTTAATACAAAAGTAGTATTAAGTTCGGAGGCTTACGATAGCGATAGTGCTTTTGATAAAGATACAAATTATAGGTTTACAGTTCCAACTGGCAAGGGGGGCAAATATCTTGTTTATGCGGCAATAAATTGCACAAGTTCTGACCTTTCTCAGGTAGAGGGGGGTGTTGCTATGATTTATTTGAATGGGGCAGAGGTTCAGGCATCCCTACATGGTATTCAGTATCCTAAATCGAATGATGCGTATAATGTTCAAGCCACTGTAACTGGTGTTATGGTTTTAGCCGAAGATGATTATATTGAGTTATGGGGAAATATAGCTGTAAGTGCTGGGACTCCAGCGGTTAGAGGGAATACTACTAGGACTAGAACATATATGGGCGCACATAGGTTGATAGGGGTTTAATATGATTACATCGCGTGGTTTACAACAGTTAGGATTCAAATCTATTGCCTCAAACGAAGACGGGGATTTTCTATTAGAAGATGCTGGGGCTGGCACATACATCAAGGAATGGAAAAGTGCATCGCCTCAACCGTCTGAAGCAGAGATAGAAACTGCTCATAATGAGTGGCAAGCGGAGTATGACTCGCAAGAATATGCCCGTAATCGCCAAGCAGAATACCCACCCCTTAATGACCTAATCGTAGCCCTATGGGAAGGAGTAGTAGAAGAACGCATGGCATCAATAATGGAACTGGAAGCACAACGACAAGCAGTTAAAGAAAAGTACCCTAAATAATGGCTAGAACAACTATAAGAACTGAAGACATTACGGCTAGTGAGGTCACCACTGCAAAGATGGCGACTGATCCGACTAATGCATCTAATCTTGCATCAGGTACAGTAGGTTCAGCCAGAATGGGATCGGGAACCGCATCGTCAACCACAGTGCTTTATGGCGATGGATCATGGAAAGCCGAGCCAACAACAGATACGTCTGGCCTAGAGGACGATATTGCTCTGTTAGGTTTTAAGGTCGCCTCTAACGGCTCTTTGGCCAAGTACAATTTAGTAGATCAGACTGTTGACGATTTCCAATCAGCGGCGGGTATAGATGCTTCGGCATCAACTGACGAAAGTTATGACGCAAGCGGGAAATTTTTTGTATCATCCTCGTCAGATGTGGAATATATAGCAAAGGGTGGTGGTAGAGGAGGCCCAAGAAGTAGTGGGACAGGGATGGATGGAGGAGATGGTGGGTCTGGCGCGGGCGGCGGAACAGATAGTGGTGCCGGACATACCTCAGATGGCGGAGCGTCTAATAAAAATACTTATGCTGGCTGGACATCTCAAGGCGGTACAGGTGGTACAGGTCGGCATCTATCTGGAGCGTATGAAGGTGGTGGTGGTGGTGGTAGTCCGAATACCTCATCCCCCAATGGTTCAAACAATAGTAGTGGTACTGGCGGCGCTGGCGCAGATGGTTACGCAACTGATATTTCAGGTTCATCTGTAACTTACGCCGGTGGCGGCGGGGCTGGAGGTAACAGTAACGGAAGTGGCGGAACTGGGTACGGCGATACCGCAAATAGAGGTGGTGGCGGACAAGGCATGGCATCTGGATGGGGAAGCAATGGTCAAAATGGTGGATCGGGGGTTGTCTGGCTTGATTACACACCAGATGGCGGAAGTGCAACTCAAACTGGAATTACTTCTACTGGTACTTGGACTGTTCCAGTGGGCGTAACGGCAACAGATGTAATGGTATTAGGTGGTGGTGGTGCTGGTGGAAATGGGAACTCAGCCGGTGGCGGAGGCGGAGGCGGAATGTTGAGGCATGAAACATTCGCAGTAACCCCCGGAGATATTTGGACCATTACAATTGGTTTGGGAGGCGTATCAACAGGGGCAAGCACTGGTGGTGATACTACCTTCGCTGTTCCTGTTTATGATGCGGCGATGACTCTTATCTCTACTTCGACCACAGCGGAATCAGCACCAACCAAAGGCGATATTGTTTTTACCTATACCAATGGTACTGGTACAGCAACCATTGGAACAGACCTTACTGCGGAATATTCCTGTGACGGGTCTACATGGACTGATTTCGGAATCAGTTCGGGTGACGTTCAAGGAACAACAGGGGGACACACAATCGTTACAAAACATGATGTTGCTTTGACATCGACATCTGGTACGTCAATGACGTATCGCATTAAAACATTAAACCAATCAGCTTCTAAACAAACATACATCCACGCAGTATCACTAGGATGGTCATAATATGAGCTATGTAGGAAACAAACCAGCGCAAACAACCATCCCTGCTGATGATGCGGTAACCACTGCAATGCTAAAGGATGATGCTGTTACAAGTGCTAAGATAGATGACGGTACGATTGCTACTGCTGACATAGCAGATGATGCTGTAACTGTTGACAAGGTAGCCAATGCTATTAATACTTCTATCGCTGCTAATACTGCAAAGGTAACAAACGCCACGCATACCGGAGATGTTACCGGTGCTACGGCTCTTACTATCGCTACTGACGCAGTGGATATCGCTATGCTTAGTGCGACAGGCACAGCCTCTTCAAGTACCTTTTTGAGAGGAGACAATGCTTGGGCCGCTGCGGGTGGTGGCTTTAACTCAGTTCAAGTATTTACTGCTTCCGGCACATGGACTAGACCAGCCGACATTACAAAAGTTTTAATGAAAGTACAAGGTGGTGGTGGAGGTAGTGGCGGTGGTAACGACAATCGTTCAGCAGGTGGGGGCGGCGGAGGCGGCGGTTATGCTGAGAAGTTTCTAGACGTTTCTGCTATCTCATCTTCAACTATAACTATAGGCGCGGCTGGAACCGCAGGAGGGGCTGGGGGGGCTGGCGGTACTGGTGGCAGTTCGATCTGGGCTGATGGTGCAAATACAATTACCGGAGCAGGGGGTGTTTTGGGTTCGGGAGCAACATACCAAACAAATGCAAGTGGCGGGGTAGGCGGCGATGGAACAAACGGTGATATAAATATATCAGGACAGAATGGTAATGGTTCTAATGTTGATAATGATGACAGCGGTGTCGAATGGAATGCCAGCGGTGGTGATTCTATGTTAGGATTTGGCGGCCAAAAGCGCGTTCACTCTAGTTGGGATGCTTTTCCAGGAACTGCTTATGGTGGTGGTGCTTCTGGTGCCCGTGGATATGGAACTGCTGGTGGTTTAGGTTCTGCTGGAATAATTATAGTCTACGAGTACAAATAATGAATTACGCAATCATAAAAAATAGTATCGTAAGTAATATAGTTGAATGGGATGGTGTATCAGAATTTCCTGTGGATGGTGATATTGTCGCTTGCGATGAGAATGCTTACATAGGGGGTAGATACGATAATGGATTTATTGCGCGGGAACCTGAAATATCTCCAGCACCAACTTATGCTCAATTAAGAAAGAATGAATACGCATCCACTGGCGACCAACTAGACATGCAATACTGGGATAGCGTCAACGACACAACGACATGGAAAGATCATGTAGCATCCGTTAAGGATCAATTTCCAAAGGTATAAATTATGGCACTAGAAAGCGCATCATTCATTAGCGGACTCGTATCTGCAAATCCGCCTGGAACTGACGCGATCAGTCAGGGCGATGACCATCTTCGCCTCATAAAGACTGTTCTAAAGGCATCCCTGCCTAATGCAGACGCAGCGATAAATGGAATACATACGAAAGCTACCGCTCCCTCATCTACATCTGCGGGTCAATTATGGTTTGACACCACAGACAATCTGGTTAAAATACGCAACGAAGCTGATGATGGGTGGATAATATTACTAGCCTCTGAGGGTAGCAGATTGCTAAGTAGTACACACGCAATAATGTCAGCTAGTTCTTATATGCGTAATGATGTTAGTTACGCAACAACAGGTTATTCTATAACTCATAATAAACTATCTGCAACAAGCAATTTATATGTAATGTTAAATACTTACATAATTTCTTCTACTAACTTTGAGCATGGGGCAGTGTGGACCGGAGTTCTTAGGTTAGCAAAGGGAGCGTCACCCGACTCTGGGTCAGTGGGTGATCTAGTGGTTGGAACTACAGATGATTTACGGTGTGTTTTTGTAGATGATGTTGGGCAGGGAACAGGTGTTACTTGGGATACATCACACGGGTGGGCTAGATGCTTTAAGGTAACATCCGCTAATTGCCCTCACGGAACAACTGGAAATAATGAATTTCAAGTGTGGTTCCAAATCACCGCAGATGGGGATGATGGAGGGGTTACTTTTAGTAATGGAACTATGTATGTTATGGAGATTGAAGAATAATGGATATGAACACTTTAGGAAATATAATATCCTCTTTGGCTACCGGTCAGGATTTCTGTATATACGGAGTTGTGAATACAGAAAGTGATTATGATACTAATGTAGTATTTACAATTGACCCATCACAAAAACCATCATGGGTCTCAGTTCAATCGGGCAAGACTCCAGAACAGTGGGTAGTTATCAGGGGAATTCGTAATTATAAATTATCTTCATGTGATTGGACTGTACTACCAGATGTACCAATGGATGCCTCAAAGAGAACAGAATGGGAAACCTACAGACAGGAGTTGAGAGATATTACCGATCAGTCTGATCCATTTAATATCACTTGGCCCTCGCCGCCTGAATAATGCAGCTAATACCAATCAATGATGTTGGACAGGTAGGAATAATAAGGGATACACCCCCGTATCAACTACCGCCTAATGTATGGAGCGATGGTAACAACGTCAGGTTCCTCGATAACGGTGTAAAGAAGTGCGCTGGTTATGAGGAGGTTTTCGCTACCCTCCCGTTTGGTGCGTACTATGTTTTCCCGTTCCTTGACAACGGCGGAACATATCATTGGCTTGCATTTGGAATCAGCAACATTGCAGTATGGACAGGTAGCGCATGGGTGGACATTACCAGACAGAATACGGGGACATTAAACGCAGGTATAAATAATAGCGTCACTACGATAACCTTAACTGATGCAAGCAACTTTCCATCGAGCGGAACTATAGCTTTAGGGACTAGCGCTATTGCGGATGGTGTGTCGGATGGTTACGAAGAAATTAGCTATTCAGGTAAATCGACCAACGATCTTACCGGCTGCTCCAGAGCGCAAGGCGGGTTACCTTGATTATATTATTCCCATCCTCTGAAAGAAAACTTATCCACCCGTCATCAGCCTCATTCCGCAGCTTGAGGATATTTGTAGTGGTATCAAACCATAACTGACCTGCAGAGGTGGACGAGGGGACGGTAGCTTTCGTATGTATTCCATTTAACGCTGCGTCTGCATTAGGCAGGGATGCCTTTAGGACAGTTTTAATAAGGCGTAAATGATCGTCGCCCTGACTGATTGCGTCAGTTCCAGGCGGATTTGCAGATACGAGTCCGCTAATGAATGATGCGCTTTCTAATGCCATAATTTAACTCCAGCCTAATGATACTGCTTGAATTCTTGTTTCTTTTGCCGTACCTTGATTTAATGTTTCTACCTTCCATTTCATTGATGTGCCTGAAGTAATACCAGATAAATCTACATCATGTGCGGTTAGAATTGTGTGACCTCCCGTAGTTCCTTGAGATGCAAGGGTTACTGCGCTTGTATAGGCAGAACCATCTCTACTTATGTATGCTTTCAAATCGGTGTTAATAGTCGCTGTTCCCGTCCCGTCTGTATACGTTATAACCAAATCACCTGTGGTTGGTGCGGATTCTGCGGTTACAGCATTAGATATAAGAGTCATATCATTGTTGTCACCGGATGCGGTATATTTTATTATAACTATTCCCGTTCCACCAAGACCACCGTTTGCGGTTGCACCACCGGCACCGCCTCCGCCTCCGCCAGTATTAACAAGAGCAACACCACCATTAGAGTCCATACCTCCAACACCACCACCACCTGTTGGCGGTCCTAAAGCTGCAAAAGAAGTAGAGCCGCCAGAACCCCCACCAGAAAAATATCCCCCGTTAGAACCGGTAGATGCTGCATTACTTGAGTCTGTTCCATAAGCCACAAAGGTTGAAAATAATCTACCAGTACCACCACGACCACCCTTACTAGCGCTAGTATCACCCGGATTACCAACTCCACCAGCACCACCGCCACTAGCAGAATAATTAATTATTCCACCCCCACCGCCATCATTACCGTAACCAGTACCGCCTCCAGAATCTCCTTGAGTTGCTGAACCACCGCCAGCAGTGCCTTGTCCTGTACCACCACCAGAACCACCGTCGAGTCCAGTACTATTTATATCACCACCGCCACCGCCAAGAGCAGTTAC